TGTTAATACCATCCAGTAGTTCTGAGTCAGCCGCCTTAGCCCCAACTAATAGGTAGCCTGAACCTTGCACTCCATCGAGCAGATCAGCATTAAGGTTTGTAACAACTGTATTACTATCTACTGTAAACGGTGCAGTAGATCCACTAGTACCTCCATTAAAAGCAGGGATAGCATTAAATGTTAGTACACCCGCTACAGTATCTGTAGTATCACTTCTTACAAACTGAGAAGCTCCGAGATTATCAAGTAACTCAGCATTAAGATTGGTTACTTTAAACGTACTGTCTACCGTAAATGGGGAGTCTACACCAGATGTACCACCATTAAAAGCAGGTCGGGTAGAGAAAGTAGTGGTACCATCAACGGTGATAGTACTATTCATATCTACAGTACCATCAAAGGTAGCACTACCAGAAAAGATAGCATCACCAATAGCAGTGATATCTCCAGTAGATCCGATGTTAAGACGCTCTACACCAGCTGTATCAAAACGGATAGTATCATCATCGACACCCTCCTCTACCTGAATCTTGGTATCACCATCGTCATCAGATAGAAGATCAATGGTCGCACCTTCAGCCGCAGTACCATCATGTTTATGCCCAAGATTAGTACTAAATACTACTTGGAGCAGATCAAGTTCATCGTTAGTGTGTTCAGCTAGAATTACATCACCATCGATATAAGATTGTTGTCTAGTATATCCGGACATTATTTAACACCCCGATTAAAAATGTTGCTCATTATTATACCTTTCCTGATGCAATAAAGTTGACATCAAAGCCTTGAAGATTAAAAGGAGAGTCTGTAATACCACCTGAGAAGAAAGAGAAAGCAGTTGTGAAACCAGAACCTTCTACATAAGTTACTCGACTATTTATTTCTGGAGCATTATATACAAACTGTGTACCGTAGGTAGCTTCACCGTATGCTGAGTTAGCTGTGAAGTCTTCTATCATATACGATGTCGGTTGGTGTATTAGCTCGTTGTTCTTACCAGTGAACTTAATGTTGAAATTGATAGTCGAGTCACCCTCTGTCTCTATATAGACTCGCATAGAGTGTATATTCTTACGGGTACTCGGATCTCCAATATCAAAGAAAGGGGTAGAATATGTAGCTATGATTGGGTCACCATTGTATGTACTACCTACATCATGTTGATATAAAATACCATCATCTTTAGTAGTCATCAGTGAGACATACTCACCATCGAAGAGGTCTTCTGTTACATGCTCTGCAGACAATCTTTTCGTAGAAGACCAATTCCAACCAGGAGAACCTTCAGGAGATAGGACTAAAGTCCCTATAATACCTTGATGGGTTACAGTCCCTGTTCCTTCTTTCTGGTAGTATAAACGATACTGACTCTTTTTCCTGATAACCGTAGAGTGGAAAGTAAAGGAGTCTATATCAGAAGTGATCTCATTGATCAAGGGTTGGATACTAGAAGAGATTGTAGATAGCTCAACATCACCAATACGTTCTGTCGCTGCCAATGTCCTAAGTCCATCAGGTGCTAGATAGACTAGGTCACCACTGATCTCTTGTATAGTATCTCCATGGACACATCCGATCTTCTTGGTGATAGGCTTCAATACAGTATTCTGTTCAGACACCCCTTGCAAGAAGAAGATAGAGTTCTTACAGAAGACAATCATGTTCTCCCTGAAAGGGAATAGTCCTGTAACAGGATCGGCAGTACTAATTTGTAACGAAGCTGTACCATTCCAAGTTAGAGGATCAAATATAGTACTAACATACACAGTACTAGGAGTCTCTTCCTGACCTGAGATGTAAGCTTGATCACGGAAGATAGATACAAATTGACATCCTTGAGGTGTACCGGTAGTAACGTCGTCCATATACGTGAAAGTATATGTAGCATCAGTATGATCTGTTCCTGTAACTTTGAAGTACATAGCAAAGTCAAAACCATTTACCGCTACAACAATCCTATCTTCTTGCGCAGTACCTTGAGAGTAATTATCGAAACGAACTTTAACAGTATTGGCATCCATAGGGACTTCTGCTGCTGCTTCAATAGTTGCAAAGTCAGCATCAGTAACTTCTTTGTTTACTTGTACCCAAGTAATAGTATCAAAGGTATGATAGAGGTGATCACCCCGAGCTACTATAATAGTCTCATCAAAAATATGAATACCTTTAATGATACCTGAACCTGGAACAGGGTTGGTACCAAAAGAAGTGAAACCGTTAACCCTACGATACCCACCTGAAGATACACATTCAAAGTTAGTAAGTCGTGAGGCAAAGCCGGGTTTGCTAAGAAGTTCTTGACTTGTACTATTTAGATCTAATCCACCTCGACAAGAGATCTTAATGTTTTGCATTACTTCAGGCATTATTGATCTCCCAGATAAATAATGTTACAGCTCTTCAGAGTGTTGATTTTCAGAGCAGGCATGTTACACAGCCCTCATTTTAATAGACTGTTTGTCTACCAAATCCCTATGCATACGTTTGATACCGTCTTGATAATCTCCTAAAGCAATCTGAGATTGTTGTGCATTCTCTCTAAAGAGCCACAAGTAGTAACGGGCCCTAGCAATAAGGACAGGATAATACTTTTCAGGATATGGAATAGTATCTGCCGAAGTTTCAAGAACCTTAAAAGAAGCATGAGGATCTTCCCAACCGGCAAAGGTTACAGTATAACCCTTGTCACTAGGAATAGGATGTAATCCGAAACCTCCCGGATTAGCATCTATTGTGGAATCTCCACTCTTAGTTCGATAAACAAAGATGGGATCCCCACCTTGAGTATCTCCCTCATCCTTGTGTTTAAGATACTTAGTATAGAAGTCAACATCAATAGTCTCTAAGGAACGTGCATAAGTACCGGTATCAGAGACTATAAAGAAACTGTCCCAGTCTACCTGACTGAGGTCAGTATCGAATAAATACGTTCCTTGTAAAGCTGTAGTGGCTACAGATAAGACACCTGTAGGGAAGAAGTCTCCATCTGCACTTAAGAAGGGCCACTCTTTAGAATAATTAATAATATCTAGATGAGCCCTAGCAACCATCTCTTTAGCTGCAGCCTGTAGGCCTCTTGGGTTATTAAAGGCAGAGGTGCTTAGGGGAACCTCATTGATCTCTCTTAAGGCAATATTAACAAGATCGATATAAGTTGTGGCCATTAGTACACATCCCAACAATTAGACAAAGAAAAAGGCGCAGGGGCAAAAACCCACGTGCGCCCTTCCTAAAAAGTCCGACATCTGTCGAACAAAACAACTTAGTTAGATAAACTAAGATTAAACCAGAGTCGCACCAGTAAAGGTAGCTTCAACAGTGGTCAGTGATTCCGGACGAATGATAGAGCGACCGTACACGTGGAGACCACGTACGATGTCGGCAAAAGTATTCGGATCACGGAAGGTTTCGCTCTGAGTGATAGCAGAAGCGGTAGAACAAGCGGACATGTGACCAGCCATCAGTACGTGATGAGTCTCGTCCGGAGTACCGGTCAGCAGACGGGTCGGAGCGTTGTTGGTAACATAGACATTGAAACCACGGATCTTACCACTGGAAACCAGACCGTTCTGCAGAGTAGCGAAGCCACCGTTGAAGTCCATGTTGATCAGCTTAGAACCGGCCTTCATCAAGATTTCAGCAGCTTCAACCGGCATGACGATCCAACGGTTCTCGTCAGGAACATCCTGCAGAGACAGTCGGGTAGCCATGTTAGCCATCTGATCCAGAAGAGCATCCGGAGTAGTCAGGTCGGTCAGGTTAGCAACAGTACCGTCACCTTCTCGGTTAGCAGCCAGAGCACCATCAGACATGAAATCCAGGACTTCGTTATCGAAAGCCTGCTTCAGTTCGTAAGCAGCACGATCAGTAGCCAAAGACATCCAGTTGATATGGGAGATAGCTTCTTCGATATCATCTACTTTGAAAGCAAACCGGTTAGCCTGATCCAGAACCAGAAGGATCTGATCATCAGTCAGTGCCTGCGGGGTAACAGTATCGTTACGCAGGTGAGCTGTTACAGTAATAGACGGCTCTTTGATGATACGAACAGTATCACCGAAAGCAGCAATCTCACCGAAGTAATCGGTGTTAGTAATAGCTTCAGCAGTCGAGCGACGACGGAAGATGTTGAGAGCTTTCTGGGAGAAAATCTCCGGTACAAAGTTACCACTAGGGGTAGCACCGCCGAAGTTAAGTGTTGAGCCGCCAGCAAAATTGGCCATTTTAAATACCTCTAAAAAACTTATTATGTATGAATATTGTTTTGATTGGATTGATAGATCCTTGCGGATCGACAGATCCTATCGGATCCGGCCTTCTCGCATGGCTGCTGTAATCTCTTCATCGAACTTTTCGAATTGAGCAGGAGTCATGCGTTTGATTTCAGCACGGGACCAAATACGTTTACCAGTATCACCTACAGTGACAGAATTGCCAGAGACACTGACATCTTGTGCAGCGGAAGTGTCTACTGATTTAGTCTCTTTAAGCTGCTTCTTAGAAGAGCTTTTAGTAATACCTGCGTCCAGTTTATAGAGGTCGATTGCACGAATAAATGCGTTGGCATTATCATGATTGTCTTTAACCCAAGACTGAATGGTGGAGTCTTGTACTTCCAACCATGCATTAAACTTAGGATCTTTTACAATAGTCTCGAAATCAGGATGATGCCTAGCAATCAGGGCTAGTGCTTTTTCCTGTTCCATATCTTCGATCTTACGGCGCATCTCTGACAATTGATCACCTGACCTTGTCACTTGAGAGTGTGCCAGTGATAGCATGACATCGTAGAATTCAGGGTTCTGCTGCCGAAACTTCTCCAAATCTTCTTCAGTTTTGGGAGGAGTAAAGGACACTGTAGAAGAATCTTCTAAGTCCCGAACGTTCTGCCGAAGCCTACTGACTTCCGTATCATAATGCTTTTTAAGATCTTTCCAACGCTTTTCGTAATCAACCTCTAAAGAGGTGGCCTTGTCGCCAGCACCATGGGTACCCTGCCCTGCAGGAGCGTGAGGGTCAAATGCAGCTTCTTCGGCTTCTTTTTGTTCTTTCAGCTTAGTATGTTCCACTTCCTCATGGTAGAGTTGTTCACCGACAACGGAGTTTACATATGGACGTGGTTTATATTTACTAGTATTACTCATGTTAAAATTTATCCTCAGGCCGAGATCTATACAAGGTATCCTTCATAGGGCTTGCTGACTCGGGTAGCTTTGGTTATCTATAGTTATTTGATCAACCGTGCTTCTCTTTGAAGACGGTCGATCTCTTCAGGAAGGGCGCGTAAGATGCGAAAAGCTTTAATCTTTCCTTGTGATTCTCGCATCTGCCCTAAGTCAGTAGTACGACAGAGTAGACCTAATTCTTGTTCGACCCAGAGACTGAGCAGGTCATCAAGTGCACCCCACCACTGACTTGTTACAAGAGCCTTGCATTGTTTAGAAAGCTGCTGCTGGTTCACCCAACTCACCTCCTTCCATGCCTGGCTCTACACCACCTTGAGCGTTAGCAGGGAAGCCGGGTTCTCCCGGGATCTGGACACCACCAGCGGATGCTTGCTGCTCTGCTGCCTGTGGGGCACCTTGAGCAGCCATGTTCTGCCTACCAATAATCGCTGCGTAGATCATAGCTTCTTCTGGACTGTTGAGGATCTCATCAGGATCGATGTCCATAGTGATAGCGAACTCTCGTAGAACTGTTGGTAGTTTGATAAGAGGTGCAAGCGCTGGGTTAGCTGCCATCTGGAGGAAAGAGTTCAACCTTTGTGAACGGACTTCTTTAGCCTGCAGACTGG